GATCTTTGGGAGTTCTGGGTGATCAAGAACTGGTGCCCACTTCTTAGCATGTGTTTCGTTAAGATACATTTTTAAATTCTCCGTAGTTCTTTAGATTTCACTTTGGTAGTGATTTTGTAATTGATCGAACATAATGTGCCATAATACCGGTTGTATCTACTTCAGGTTGTGTCTCGGACGTCTCTTCGGCAACCTTTACCTCACTCACAATCTTCTTTGTTGGGAAGTAGTTCTCGCGAATTACTGCGAGCTTATTATCAAAATCACCATCTGTGGTGAACTCCACGCCCTCTGCGAGCGACTTCAATTTTGCGATTTGCGTTTCCGTTAGACCATTGCAAGCCTTGCGGATAGCTTCATTCTTCTTTGATTCGTTTAGTTCCTTGCGAACTGCATCAAACTTCGACTGAATATCAGCAGCCGATTCTTCTAGTTCTAGAACCTTCGATGCTAGTTCTTCTGCTACGTCTAGCTTCTCATCTGGAATCTCGATGTAGTGTTCTGCGAATAGAGTCTTGAGACCGTCGATGAAGCCTTCGGTTAGTTCTGCACGAAGACCAGACTCGATAGCAACCTGATTCTCTGTCATCCACTGCTCTACAACGTAGTTGAGATAAGTGTCAACTTGCTCAGATAGATCTGTCTTGATTGTGTCATAGGCTTCTTCAAGGATCTTGTCGTTGTCAGCAAGAACGTCTTCGACGATCTTCTCAACGCGAGACTGAACAGCTGATTCGAAGATCAGTGTAGCCTTGACACGGAAGTCTTCTGATAGAGACTCGCCATTGAATAGCGCGTCAACATCTTCCTTCATCGTGCCCTTGTGCTTAGCCACTAGACCCTTCATCATCTGCTTCTTAGCTTCGACGATTTCTTCTTCAGAAAGTTCTGTTTCTTCTTCAACAGCAACTTCTTCTTCAGAGATGACTTCTTCATCTTCTGAATGCTCTACTGAGTCACCAAAGGTAGCAGCACCTGGGTTAGATGCTTTCTTAGGAGCAGCTGGTGCAGCGCTCTTGCCTGGTATTGGCTCTTGAGGAGCAGCACGATCACCAGGAACTGGTGACTTCTTGACAGCAGCAGCGGCTTGCTTGCCTACTGATGCCGAGCCACCATCATTGCTTTGACCTGGCTCTGCATAGTCGTCTGTTGGTGTAGCGCCACCAAGATCGTTTGCTTGTGCGCTTGTTGCTGGCATTGGATCCTGCTTTCTATTTGCAATAGAAGCCTTTAGGATTTCAGCAGCGGATTCTGATAATGTCTTGCTCATTTGTTCTAACTCCTGAAGAAGTAATATTATTTATAAAAATTAAAGTTTTGACACGGTCAAATAATCATAATGCTTCTCAAATGTCTGTTTGGAAACACGGAAATGATTATAGGCGTCTTTTTTACTACCAAAAACTATACCATTCACTTGAATAGAAATCGCACGAGGATTGTTTGATCCTTCGTTTCTTTTAGTGCTGGTATCAACGTATGATTTTTGAATATCAAATGATGGTTTATGTGAGTTAGCTGTTCCTATTTTCTCTCTATGAGATTGTGACAACTTTTTACCAGCATTTTTTATACGCAAAATTTCTATATGTTTTTCTGTCAATTTTGATCCAGATCTATCTGGTATAGATATAGCCTTATTCGTCAATTTTAGATTTGGATATGTCAAATTCCACATATAGATCATGTCTGTCTCAATTCTTAGGGCTTCTTTAGAGAATTCTATGTCTTTTTTTAAAAAGACAACTTTATGCGATAATCCTAGCACTCGAATATTTTTTATGACGTTACACTTAGACTCGTTATGAGCATCATGTGATTTGCCATGAAAATACGCCCTGTCTCCTTTGCCTTTACCAATATAAAAAGGTACATTATTCACAGGATCAATTAGCGCATACACATAATACATTATAGTTTTCCAAGAAAGTTTTCAAAAATCTTTAGAGAAATGTCTTCAATTTGCTTAGTTTTAGCTTTCTTTATTTGATCATAATATGCATTGACATCAATTTCTTGAATTTTACCCTCAACAAACATCCATTCCTTGCCCTCCATGATGCCTTGTACAAAAGCACCAGGAGCAGAAGGATCCGCAACAATATCAGCCGCTGTGGCTAGATAGTAGTCGTCTTGCACCATGTTGACACCGTTCACTTCTTTGAGTGAACCCATGCCTCGTGATGATACACCGAGAGTAGCACCGCCTTCCATTAGAGACTTGGCGATCTTACCCATTGGTGTTTCAAGAATTTTTGCTTTGCCGATGAAGTTCTTGCCTTCTTGGCGTAGATTTACAATCAAGTGCGACACGCGATCAAGATTGATAGTTGGAGAATCTGGATGACCTAGTTCTCCAAATGCGCGGTTCTTCTCTACATATTCTTTCATGTAGCGATCAACTTCTTTCGCAAGGATCTTGTTCTCGTAGATACGATTGTTGCGATTTGGCGTGTCAGCGACAAGAAATGGTCCTTCGATGAACAGTGTCTTCGTGCCATTCTTTTCTTCAGTCAGAACTCTGACCTGCTCGACTGTTTCTCTGATTAGTTTCATTTTTATAGTCCTAATGATGCTCTTTTTCTAAGTGAGCGTTTTCTCTTTATAAGCGCACGAGCCATCTTAGCTTTGCGCTTGATCTTTGCCTTCCTAGCTGCTCTCTTGCGATGCATTCTCTCAGAAGCCTTCATTTTCACCAATCTACCACCGCGAATAGTATATCCCTTTACGTTGGATACTTTTTTTCTGCGTTGGATTTTGCCACCGCGAACACGCGCTCTAACAATCTTCACACGCGCTTCATTCAATTCTACAGCAACATGTGCTTTGAGAAGATCTAGTTTCTCAAAGTAAATGCTTTTGATTTTTTCTTTGATCTCGTCGAGCATCACTTCATCTTCTTGAATGCAAACGACGCGACTTTGCCTAGATGCTCTGGGCTTTGCTTGACCATCTTAGCAATTTTGATTTTGTTTTGATCATTTACTGCATTGTATAGTTGATGCACAGCGCTAGCAGTATAACCATCGACTAAAGCAGACGAGCCATCGTCAAACTTTAGCTTCTTAGCCTGCTTTGTCTTTACAATATTGGCAATGTGATCAATGTTTTCTACAATAGTTTGTTCTGACTGCATTCCTACAACGTCTTCAGCGCCTGTAGAGTTGTATGGCACTGTGAATGAAAGACCTAGCGCATCGTTTGTATAGAGAGCAACGCGCTTGCCATCAGGAAACACTCTAACTCCCTTGCGCTTGAGGACAAGCATCATAGGTGGTGTTGGCGTATCAATTGCTTCAGAAAGATATTCGTCTCGTGTGATCTCATAACCAGCCATGATGTTCTTGCGAACAGCAGAATAGGCTTGCTGAGAGCCAGTAACAGCGTCTGAAGTTGCTTGATAGTAACGCGAGATAACGTCGCGTTGACTGCGCGTTAGCTTACCAATATCACCCTTCTGGGCATTGGCTCTCAGCGCCATTTTGAGCGCAGGAAGTTCGCTAGCCTTCATTGCGCCAGCACGAACTAGTCCTGCGATTCTCGCAGCTTGTAATGCCTGTGAATTAGGCTTCTGTTGCGTTGTTGTCGGAGGCGTCTGCTGATTCATCATCATTGGTGCTTCCGTCAACTTCTGCTTCATGTTCTGGAACTTCATCGTTTGATTCTTCTGGTGTAAGTAGAGTAGATGCAATCTCGACCTTCTTTACTTCAAGCGCATCGCTAATTTTTGGTGCCATTGCTGCATTGAATGCGTTTACAAATGCTTCTTCGTCACCATTTACCGCTGCGTCTATGATATTGAACGATTCCATAATTATCTCCAATAAATCTTATTTAGTTATTTCACTACTGAATGCTTTGTTGATGTCATCAGCTTGTTGTTGTGGCTGTTGACTCGCTGAAGCATTTGTTTCTTTTGCTAGTGCTTGTTCTTGCGCTTGCTCTTCTGCAAGTTGTTCGTCCATCTTTTCAACATCTTCTTCATTGAGATGAAGAACATTCTTCTTGACCCATGCTTTAGAGAAGTATGTACCAATATATGGATCAATCAACTGCATCAGCTGCATTCTGCCTTGCATCAATTCAGTGTCTTTGAGTTCGGCAAAATTATTATCTTTGAGGAAGTTGTAGTGAATCTTTTCCTTCATCTCATTCCATTCGTCAATAGAACAGATGCCCTTCAGCGCTAGCTGGCGTTGCATCAATTCATCGAATAGCAATGAGAATTTATCGCGCAGACGCTCGATAAACTTCATAAACTTCAGTTCATCGCGTGTGATTTCTGTAGCGCGACCTAGCGTGAAAGTCTGTGCAGTTTCAAGTCTTGAAGATGGTACGTTCAACGACTTGTATAGCTTGCCTTCAAAATACTTGACATCTGCCATTTCACCAAGGTTTTGACCTGGTGGCAGAGTTGTGATCTCTGTTGACTTGCCTTCACCGCGACGTGGAATCCAGAAGTCTTCCATCATTGACATAAACTTGCGGTCATCTTGAACTTGACCTGTCGTCGAGTCATAGACAACTTTATTGCGGAACTTTGTCATGATGTCGCGAAGATACTGTTCAGCCTTCATCTTAGGCATGTTACCAACGTCGATATAGAACACGCGACGTTCTGGTGCACGAGAGATGCGATAGATGACGATAGCATCTTCCATCATTCGAAGCTGATTCAATGGCTTGATAGCCTTATGAAGATGTGAAAGAACAAGTGATTTTCTTGCATCTAATAGACCAGAATTGATGTTTACAATCGCGTCAGGAGCAATCTTTACACCAGTATCTGTAGGCGATGTTACAACAGACTGCCCCTGGACAGTCGCTTTCTCGTTGTACACATAGAATTCTTGAGTGCCGATAACAGCTTCAACGCCTGTGCGTGGATCTTTTTTCTTGATCACAGAACGCACTTTCTTGATCTTGCGTGGATCAAGATATACTAGTTCTTGAATGCCTAGCTTTGGCTGCTTTTCGTCGATCAGCACTTGATAGAATAGTCTTCCGTCAATGTACCATCTGCGAAAAACATCTTGACCATCGTTTGAAAAGTTCAAAAGTCTTAGAACTGTATTGAACTCTTCGCGGATCATCTCTTTGATGTTATCTGGTTGTTCTAGATCATCGAGAATGAGCGTTACAGATTTACCTGCAACGTCGTGAACAATTGATTCGTTGATGATATCGTCGATTGCAGTCTCAAGTTCAGGCTGCATTGCCATTTCACGATATCGAGTGATAAGGTCGTTCTCGTTCTTGAAATTAGATTCAAGATCAAGATAAGTGCCGAAGTATCCGCCAGCTGTGACGTTGATTGCACCATCATCTTGTACAGGTGCAGTAATCGGTGACTGGACGGATTCTTCGTTCTTTTTAGCACGAACAATCTCGAAGCCAAATAAATTAATATTAGCCATACGTTATCTCCATAATAAAAGACGATTCAATTAAAATACGCCTTCTGGAATTGCTTCCCACCACTGATATGAGAACGTCACTGAGTATTCTTCGATAGAATCATTGTTGCCCCAATCTAGATCGATTGGCGCAACATCTGTAGGAAACAAACCGATAAATTTGTATGCCTTTAGAATCTTACCAGTTTTTCCATAATGCTTGACCGTAGCGTCTACACCGTAAGATGTAGGACCACCCGCAGCAGCGGCTCTTAGATTTCCGCGATGCGAGTTGATGTTATTCAGCCAGCGCTCGAATGCATTACGAACCGTGAAGTCTTCGTCGTTGATGATATTTACTGACCAATCAGAGAATGTTCTGTTGCCAGCAAACTTTACTTCGCGACCAAAATACTGCACAGGAACAACTCCTACCGTCGTGCCAGGCAGCTGCGCACTCTTGCATTGAAACTGCATTTTGCGCGAAGCGTTGCCTGGATTAGAGAACGATGGGAAATTCATTTCTACATCGAATAAGTTGGCGCGGGCGCCATCAAATTGCATTTGCGAACGAAATTCAGATACATTAAAAGCCATTGTATTCTCCTGACTTTACCTTATTCTATTTATTAGAAGCGTCCAACGATCTCGTCGAAGGAAACACCGCTACGAACAGCGACAAAGTTCAACTGAATAAAGTTTACGCTTCTTGCTGGCTTGATGTAGATATCGCCAACGAACTGATTTGCATCAATTACTTGTGGCGTGTTGTTTGATTCATCGCAAACAACGCGGAAGTCATAGATACCACGGCGACCCTGAACATCTCTTAGGAATGGCTCTACTAGTGCTACGAACTGCGCTCTTGTGAATTCATCGTTGAACTCGAAGAGACTTGAACGCGATGCACGAGAGATTACCTTTTCTAGAACAATGAACAGACGGCGCACATTGATTCGATCAAATGCGCTTGGGCGACCCTGTAGCGTCTTATCGCCGAAGAGAACAGTGCCTTCTCCTGGGAACGAGACAACTGGGTTCACACCAGCCTTGTAAAGTGTATCGCGCTCAGCCTGTGTTGGGTTGAACGATAGCTTCACAAGATTGCGAATCTGACCACGGTTTAGACCTGCTGGCGAGAACCATGGATCACGCTGAAGATCAGTGCGAACACATAGACCAGCAACGTCAGCATTCAGTGGCACCCAACGATATACGTCGTTGTACTTGTCGTACTGATACTTCCAACCGCTATCCATTACACCGTATGATGTATCTAGTAGACCTGAGCCATTGCGGAACGAGGTTACGTCTGTTGACTTAGCTGAAGATGTTACTGAGTTTGCATATGGTGGCGAGATAAACGCGACCGTATCCTTACGAGCATCTGCAACTGTTAGCACTTCGTTGGCAATCGATGTATAGTTAGCTTCGGTGAAGCTAGCGTTTGCACTTACAAGCCCGTCGCCTGCAAACAATAGAGAAATGTCAAACTTTTCTTTGTTGTTGAACAGGTCAATTGCTGCTACTGCGTTGCCTACTGTTGGAACACCATCAGATCCATTGTAGAACGAGTATGTCGTTGAAGAGACAGTTGGCGAGTGAACTGGTGTGCCAGTTGCGTATGCAGCTGCAACTGTTTGACCCCATGCGTTTGCTGTGTTTGAACCCAGCGGATGACCCAGCCAGTGAATATACTTCGAATTACGGAATACAACTTCCTTGTAATAGATCGAAGAGCCATCATCGCCCTTAGCGTCCGAGCACTTCGAAAGGTTTGCATAACGCTCTAGAACAGTGTTTGCTGTTCCTGTGAATAGACCGTCTTCGTCAACAACTACAAGGTGTAGTTCGTCTTTGAGGAACGAAGTATTACCAGTGACTGTCGCTGCATAGAACGAAGTGTTTGGAGCAGCATCAAATGACGTTGCATATGCCCAGCTAGCGAACTCTGACTCAGAACCGCAAACAGAAACTTTCAGCGAATTGCCGATTGCACCAGGATATCTTGCTGCGAATCTTACGTTTGTGTTAGAAGTGCCGTAACGATTATTGAAGTAATCGTCGTCATTCGCAATAATAGCAGCGTGGCTAGTATTTGACGTTGCGTTGTTTGAACTTGTTGCTGTACCC